ACTAATCTATTTCCAACTAATTCTTGTGCTAATGCTTTTCTAGGAACATTATCATAATGCCTTAGTATTTGATTAGCTTCAACTACAGAATATATTTGTTCACTTTCTAAGTTATAAGAATTACTAGTCCAAACACTATCATCTTTTTTTATTGTTTCTACTGTATATACAAGAGTGTTGTTAGATTCTTTATATAATAAATCTATTTCAACAACATCTGCTGGTATATCTGTTGCAACAAAATTAGATAAAGTTATTTTTCTAACGTCATTTACCATACCTAAATTATAACCATCTTTTGGACTATATTTAAATACAGCTGGATGAAACCTTGTTGGTATAAATGCTACCGTTGTCCAAGGACCAAACGTAGAATATTCCCCGTCTTTATATTTATATCTAGTAGAAAATCTAGGAAATTTAAACTCAAACATAGCTCTATCTTCTTCTAGCTTTACACTCCAAGAATCATCAGAACTGCTAACGCCTTCTGGAACGCTTAAAATAGTAACATCAAAAACTTCGTCAGCATTGCTTGCGGTTTGAACACCATCTATTTGTAATCTAATTATATGAGGTATTTCACCTATAGTTAAACCTGTTTGAGTACAAACTAATATATCACCTATTTGTAGATTAGTATCTGTAGATAAAGCAATTGTTTTAGATTCTCCAAAACCTAAAGGATCTCCATTGCTATCTACAAAAGTAGTGGTAGCGCCTGATACAGTATCGGCAACAAGTGTCGCCTGTATAGTCCCAGATCTTTTTGATTTATCAAGAACCATTGTTGGCGCTTTTTTAGGAGATAATTTAATAACTGTTGTATCGTGTTCTATAAAATCTCTACCATAAACTTGTGTATGTGTTGTGAAATCTGATGTACCTTCTTTAAATCTAGATATATTTATTCTTTTTGGCTCATTGTTATTGTCTGTCCAAAACAACATTCCATCTATTATGTTTATACCTGTTATTAAATAACTAGTACTGAAGTTTAAAACATTATTTCTATCAGTTAAAATAGCTGAAACTATTTTAGTGCTATCATTATATTCAGCTATATAACTACCATTAGAATCTACTATAAACCAATATATTGTATTTGAAGGATCGTGTCTAATAGAACCAATACATGTAGCCCCTGTTAGTCCTAGGTTTGCTGCATGTGACGTATACTGTAACGTACTTTTATCTTGCGACTTATAGTTCAGTAATTGATTGCCTAATATATTTTGGACAGTACCAACCTCATCGCTTTCAGATATATCAATACTAATATTTAATGCGTCTCTATACTCACCGTTAGGAACTAATCTTTCATCAAGGTCTTTATTCATTTTACCTTGAAAAAATAAATGTTTTAGTTCTGGCATATCTTAATGTTTTATCCACTTAGACTTACCTCTTAACACCTGAGTTATTTCCTCGGTTTTAATATTAGATAGTCTAAGTTTTGCTAATCTTTTTGTTGCAAATCTTTCTCTTTTATATCTATTTATTATATATTCTGGAACGTTCGCTCTCGTAGAAAGTACTGCATAAGCTATGTCTTTATATACGGCTTCTTCAGCAAATTTATGTACTTTTATTTCCTCTTCAGTTCCCAATCCATCACTAATGTATTTTATAATAATTCTTTTTTCAGTTATATTAGAACTAAAGTGTATTTTACCAGCGTTCTGGTCTATATAAAACCATCCATTACCTTGAGAGTGTTCTGGATCTATTCCAAATCTAGCACCTTCTGCTGTAATCTCTGGATATTCAGCTGAATCATCTTCTTCGGTGTTTGAAGAAGAATCGCTAAAACTACTCCACGTTTCAGAATTTTCTGGACTCATTATTTCGCCGTTATTATCGTACAACCAATTTCCATCATTATCTTTTAGTATTGCTGTAGGATTACTAGTTGTTTTTACTGGATGTATAAGTCTTTCTAAACCATTAGAATCAACCCATGTTACTTTAACATAGTTAACATAATCATGAGGTAGTTGTATAGTTGCGCTAGCTGGTAGTTCTAACTCATAAGCTTTAATACTTCTTAATGTATCAAAACTTAATTCTTGTATTGCTCTTTGAGCATAAAAAGAAATTTGTGTTCTTTTTAACTTAGTTATTACTTTATCTTCACCAACATAACCAATCATAAAATTATTTATTAAATCCTTCAGTGATATATATTGGTAGTTACCAAGATCATCTCCTGAGTAATACGATTCCTGTGTTCCTGAAAATAAAGCCATCTATTATTGTTTTTCTTGTTGTATACCTGTTTGATCTGCTCCAGCGGCAATTTGAATTATATCCATACTTCTAGTTTCAATACCTGCTAAAGTTAATATCTTTAATACTAATTCTACTTCATCTGACCTATGTAATTCAAAATCTACGCTACCCGTTGCGGTGTATTGCGGAGCATTAGCAACTGTTGTATAGTTCCATATAACTTTAGAAGGAGTAGCTATATAATCGCATGTTATATTAGATGATATAGTTGTTGGATAAACTTGTATTGCAGTGCCGGATGTTTTAATATATATGGGTCTCTCTGTTGTAGGCGCTGTTAATGGAGACGAAATTATCGGATTAAGTTCGTGTTGACTTATATGCTCAGCTTCAACATAATCCGTGCCTGTGTAATAACTAACACTGCCTAATCTATAAAAATTCGTAGGGAGTGTTCCAACGCCACCTGAAGACATTGTAACAGTTTGTCTATGTCTTGCAAATATAGCGATTTTTTCTTCAATAATATCTACCATATCAGAATGTCTAGTTTCATTTCCTGGTAATCTTCCAAATTGATTTAAGTCATAAAAGTATTGCTCAAAAATATCCATTTGAGCTTGATTAGCAAATAAATTAAACTCAACTGGAGATATAAATCCTCTTTGTTCTTTATTTATTATTGCTAATACTCTTTGATATACTGTATCTACGCTTATCGCCATGTTATTAAAATTTATAATGATATAGCCACCTTTTAGTGGCTATACCACTATAAAGAATGATTATTTCAATTGTTTTTCTATATTTTTATATACTTCAATACCTTCGTCTGTTTTAAAAAACGCAGCTAATGCAGAATATGGGTGTTCTTCAAATGGAACTGTTAAAACTTTTCTATCAGTGTTTCTCCATGTAAAAACTCTTTGATCTGGTGATAAAGTTAGTATATTAGCCTCTACTGCTTTTATACCAAAATTCCTAAGTTCCACATTTTCATCGTTTGCTAATTCTAAAAACAAACTAGGTTTATTTCTAGCAAAAACTAACAAATCTCTTTTTAACTCTTTAGATGTCATATTAGAAACCGAGCTACCATTTTCAACTCTCATTATAGCTTCTGCGTGTTCAATATCTATTTGCTTAGCTATGTTTAAAGCATCAATTTCCATTTCTAACCAATCTAACTCGTTTTCAGCTATAACAACATCATCTTTTTCCATTATAATTTTATTAGTCATATAAGGATGATAATTAGATAAAAGAACTTGTAGGTTTTGTTTTTCTTTTGGCACGCTCAACACTCCATTTCTAAAAACTATATGTCCTAACGTAGCTTCTCCCTCTTGTTCATCTACAAAAACAGAAGCTTGATTTGTTGCGTATCTTAGTTCTCTTTGATAACCTTTTTCAGGGTCATACCAAAGAAGAGGCGCTTTAGTCGTGTGTTTTGTAGGAATAGTAAAAACTAGTGGTGATTTATTGTTTGCTAAGTAATAAAACCTATCTTTAACTTCCCAATTTTTAGGTTTGGTTATAACCTTTTGTTTTGTTGTTGTTTGTTTTTCCATAATAAAATATAATATAAAAATTTATAAAAAAAGGGTTGGAGCATTAAATGCCCCAACTCTTTATATTAACTACTTATTACACTGTATTTTTTAATAATACAAAGTTGTTAGCAGCTTGTACACATAAACATCTCTCTGTTAAGAAGTTTACATTCATTGCATCTTCATCAGACGTATAGTTACCTCCAACAGAACCAGTAATCCAAGATTTCATTCTTCGATCATCAGCTTCAGAAGCTCTATAACGTACGTGCAAGAAAGGACGCGCTATGTTTTTACCCATGTTTTGGTCATACACAGTAGATGTTCCAGCAGGAACAATAACTCCCTCAATATCGTTGATAAGTCCACGAGTTGTAGAGTCGTTTAAGTATTTCCAATCAGTTTTGTAAAAATCATATGAACCTCTTCGGAATCCTGAGAAACCTAAGTTTAATGCCATACTTTCGTCATTATCAAAAACTCCATAAGAAGTACCACCAGCACCATAAGAATTTTGTTGAGCAAGCATGTTGTCAATTGATAAAGAACAATCTCTCTTTAAAAATAACATATTTTCCTCTATAGAACCTTGCTTGTCTAATTCTTTAAGAATAGCATCAAATTCTGCAATACCTGTAGCAGCAGAAGGTGCAGCACCAAATGTTTGATCATTAAATACTAAACCTCTACTTTCAATAGCAGAAAATAAACCTTCAGTACCAACAGTAGTTCCAGTAGAACCTACACTAGCACCACCAGAAACACCAGATGCATCATGGATATGAGAAGAAGAATCACTTTTTTCTGCTTCAATCATTGCCATTTCCATCTGATCTTCGAAACGTAATCTTGCTTCGTGTTCAGATTTTAAATACCAAAGATAACCACCTGTTCCAGCTTCAGTAGCAACTTCAACCCACCCTATTTGAGCAGTATCTGAACCAGATACAACATAACGATCTCTCATTATAATTGGTTTGTTACTAAAACTAGTAAAGCTAGCTTCTATACTTCGGTGAGCATGATTTGTAGCATTCATTGTAGAACCTTTGTCATACTCTGTACCATAAACAAATACTTTAACTGTATCGTCATTGGCAATAGTATTACCAGAAAGATTTGTTACATGCGCAGCAGCATAAGGTAATATTGTTACGTCAGCACCACTTACTAAAGATACATATCCTTTAAAAGTAAATGTTCCTTTTGCAACAACACATGTATCACCTGCTCTCACTAAAGCTGCGTTAGCAGTTGATGAGAATGTAAATGTACTAGTAGCTATACCTGTACTAGCTTTTGCTATTACATCGTCAAAAGCAACATGTATTCTACCTTGTTCTGACCATACAACTTCGTCTGAAGCCATAGGCATTTCAGCGCCTACCATTCGTAAAAAACCTCCTACTGTACGATTTCCATATCGTTCAACTTCTTTTTCATATACTTCTGGTAGCCACTGGCTTGCAAAATTGAAATCGTTCGCAGCGATATTCAAATAATTATCCCCAAAAATACTTTGCGTGGGGCGTGGCGTCAAGGCGTTCAATTGAGCACCCGACGCGGCGATTGATCCAGCCATAATTTCTAAATTTTAAATTGTTTAACTAATTTTGTTTACATTTCTATTTTTGTTCATTCGAACTTTAAATGAACTACTGTTATCTGCAGGATCTGGAACCGCTCTTACTTTAAAGTTTGCAGATTCTACAACATTTTGATGTGTCCCTCTTGGATTCATACTAACGTTTTTAGACTTAGCCATAGTGTCTTTTATGGCATCTGCTTTACCTTGTTCATAAAAATGATTCGCCACTGCATCAGCGTTCATTGCTGTAAATAACGACTTGTGATACCCTTGAGCATCCTCCATGACATTATCTTTGTTCAAAAACTTTTTGACAAAATTTGTTAAATCACTTTGGGTGTCCTTAACCTCATTAACATTATTCACGTTGAATCTATATCTTTTTTCACCAACTTTATATTCAAAACCTTTGAATCTATCGTTGAAAACTGTTTGAGTTTTTTGATCAAATACAGATTTCTGTTGTTGAGCAATCTTATCGTTTTGCTCTTTTTCTTTATTATATCTATTAAAAAATTCTACAGCTTTTTGCTGTTCTGGAGCTAATTTAGCACCAGATTTAATTTCTTGATAATATTTATCTTTTAAACTTGAAACATGCTCTCTCGCTTTTGCTACTTCTTCTTTAAATGCTAGTTTTTTTCTTCTAACATCTCTTTCATCATCTATATCTTCTTCGTAGTTAAAATTATCTTCTATTAAAAAGTTAATTTCATCGTCATTTAAATGTTTCTTTTGTTGTTGATAATACTTTCTTAGCATTTCTTTATCGTCTACTTTACTATAATCTTGATTAATAGCTATATAGTCTTCTAAAGATCCACCTGTTTCATCCATAAAATCAACAAGTTTTTGTATGTTTTCTGGCATCTGTTTGCCAGTTTCTTTTGATTCAACTACAGCTTCTTCAACTTTTTCTTTAATATCTTCTACTGTAGGTTGTTCTTCTTCGGTTATTTCTTCTAAAATAGATTGTTGTTTAGGTTCTTCTTTTTTTACTTCTTGTTTTGGTTCTTCTTTAATCTCTTCAACAACTTGTTCTACTTTTTGTTCGGTAGGTTTTTCTTCTGACTTTTTGTCGTCTTCTTTTCGAACCTCTTTGCTAACTGTGGATTTGTCATCCACAGGTATTTCATTTGTGCTTTGCTTTTGAACGGCATCTTCTTTTGGTTTTGAAAAATCTACTTTAGTTATATTACTTTCTCCTTCTTGCACCCATTTTTTAGGTGTTTTTTTAATTTTAATTTTACCTTCTTTTTCAACAGTTTTTTCTTCAACTGCTTTTGTTGTTTCTTTTTTTGCCATAATAAAATATTATATGATTATACAATTATATATATTACTTAGATTACTAACAATCTAAAGTAATTTCACCTTTTATTTACTACTACATAGGTCCTACAGGTCCCATATTTCCTAGCCCCATACCACCTGTTAGTGTATCCATGCCGCTTGATTCAAACTTTTTTGGTGGTTTTTCTTTTTGTCTTTGATCAATTAATTCACTTTGTTGAGAAGCTTGTATTTTAGTTCTCTCATCTTTTCTATCTTCTTTCATGGTTTCTCTTGACTTATATACTTCAGCTTCTTTTTCTTTCAACGCCATATTCATTTGAAACTCTAATTGCATCAACTCTTTTTTAAGCTGGGCCTCTTGTGACAGCTTTTGTTGATCAATTTGTCCCTTAACTTGTTCAAGTTGGGCTTGCATTTGTGTATTAGCTTGATTTTTTTGCATTTCTGTTTGAGCAGCAACTTGCTGTGCTTGAGCGTTGGCTTGTGCTTGTGCTTGCATATTTTGTTGTTGCATCAATTGATCTCTTTCTAGTTTTTTTCTACGTCTTAATTTCAATAATTGATTTGCAAGTTTTAAATTTTTAACATCTCTTATATCTATAGCATCTTCTAGTTCTATATTCTGTTGACCTAAAGCTACTTGTATATTATTTTCTAATGTTGATTTTTCTTCTTCATCTGGAGCTAAATCTATATATATACCAAAATCGTGTAAATAAAGATCTTTAACTTCATTTAAAACAGCAACATTACTTCTACCTATTTTACTAATAAAAGCTTCTCTTGTGGGAGAATATTCTAATATATCTGATATTCTAAGAGAAAGAGATTCTGCTAATTCTGCTGTTAAAAACAAACCTCCTTGTAGAATGTGTCTTGTTGCTGTATTAGAATTCGCAGCTGCTAACTTTTGAACACCAACTAAAGATTTTGGATCCGGCAAACTACCATCTCTTGCCTCGTTAAGACCTGTTACGTCTCTTATCATTTGAAGATAATAATTGTATGTAGTAATTAAACTTTGTAATTTATTACCTCCAGATCCACTTTGTATCTCTTGTATTGGTATTTTACCTGGATTCATGTCGCCCTCAGATGTAAAAGATCTACCTATAACACTACCAGTTTGGAAGAACATGTTAAGAGCTTCTTGCGGGTTATAATTAGTTCCATTTCCTAGATCTACTTCAGCCAAACCATCAGCATCTAAATAAACACCATCAGGAACCATTCTTGAAAGCACTTGTTGTAGTTTTAAATGCGTTAATTGAATCATGTCAGCAAAACCAGTTATACGACTAACTAGTGATTC